AGAGGCTCAGAACAGGTTAGGAAATGTTAAATTGAGCCACAGAGCCACTCTGGTACCACAATCATTCTGGCCAGAGCCGGCTCACAGCCACACAGGAATTGAGCCACGGAGCCACTCTGGCCAGAGCCACACAGCCACACAGGAATTGAGCCACAATTCTTAACGTAAATTTAACATTTCCTAACTCGCTATATTTCACCATATAAAGATTTATTGTACGTGCTACTTGGCTAACTGCCAGAATGTTAAATGTGGTTAACAACCATCTGATTTAACACGACTTAAGTCTGAGAATTTTCCTATGTTATTTTTTTTAGCACCCGTAAAATAGCCTGAAAAAAATATGCCAAAAAGTTTCGTGTTTCGTATATTATTTGTATATTTGCATATCGGAAATAACGAACGAAACAACCGAGGTTACAAACAAAATTTAACACAAAAAGTTGCTCAAAAGTTTTTCCGGTTCAAATATAATTAGTGTATTTGCATAGATAAAATAAGTAATAACAATAAAACATTACAGCAATGAAAGTAAACAGAAATTACCGTTTCGTATTGACGAACATTCCAAACAGTATGTTGGAAACAGGAGAAGTAAGAATTAACAGCGAGGAAATAACCGGCAAGAGAATGTTTGCCAGTGAATGCCATTATTACGCCGAGAAAAATATCCTCGAGTGTATCAAGGACGCAGCAAAACGCGACGATTTGCGCGGCTACTACGAACACACCTATTGCATCTACAAAGAGGACAAGCCGAAAAAGGAGACAGTAGAGCGCGAAGAGGACGGCAAGAAAATTACCGAGACAAGAGAAATACCTGGCAAGGCTATGCTGGTTGAGGTAATTACAGTAGACGAGAACGGCGTAAACATTCGATAAAACGAATTGCCAGTTGTTCCACGACAGTGGGACGCCGGAGCCGTTCGCCCGGGTTGGACGTACAGGAGTTCGATTCTCCTGCCGGGCACTATAACAAATAAAGAATATTAATAATATAAAAACAGTGATATTATGGACGAAAGTACATTCGGCTGGCTCATAGAATACGAGCAGCAACTCAGAGAAGCTGGGTATGATGAGAAAACAATTGCTCATCTTGTATTAGAAGCAGTTAAATAATATAAAACAGGAGAATATGAACAGCAAGAGAACTTACGTTGCCACATTTTGGCGTGGCAATCCGCAACTGAAGAATGGCGGCTATTATACGACAAAGGAATTTCAATCTGTGTCGCTCCAAGGAGCAACAAAACAGGCCGAGAGATATGCAGCTAGTAATATGTATGGAGGCATGGCAGTAAAAAGTGTTGAACTAAAACAAGAGAACAGCAATGGAAAATAACAGAAGCAAATTTGAGTCACACGGCTATATTATAAATAGCATAGCCGAAAAGCTGGAAATTCAAATCAGCCAGTCAGGAGATGCGGCTCGTTACCAATCCACAATACGGTGGTCTTCAAGAGGCACGGAAGTAATTCACGGCCGTTGGCAAGAGATACGCTACTCCAAGAGAAATAACCGCCCATATATAACAATGTTCGGCAAAAGACTTTATTTAACCAATTTTATGCGTAATAATTATGGCACAGAAAGATTTTAGATTTGAGTATATGCTGCTTGACCGCCTTCGCTGCGATTGCGAGTATTATCTCGGTTATGGCGGAAAATGCGCAAAACAGCTTTGGGCTCACGACGAGCAGAAACAAATCGATAAAATGCGAGAGCTTTACGATTTGTTGCCGATAAAGCCTGAATGGCTTACGAGAGAACAGATTGACGAATACGCTGCTCAGATGGGAGCCAAATAATTTGAAAAAAGTTCCTGAAGCAGTATTCTAATTCAAAAGAAATATGTATATTTGCATATCGAAACTTAAATAATAAATGAATATGGAAACGAAAGTTTTTTATGTAGCAGTTGCCTTTGGCACAATCTTTCAGCCCCACAATCGTGGAGAAGTTCGACAACCTGACAGACGCAGAGAGCTATGCGGCTCTTATGTGCCGCACGAAGAAAGCACGATACATTGTGCTTGAACAGCAAACAGAATGGGACGGCACTTCTCAAGAAAATGCATAACCTTAGCCGCTGCAAGAGGATTGGCTTTAAGCGCGGAGCGATACCGCCAGCGGCGCAAATTCAATAACAATTCAAAATTTACAGCATTATGGTAACAGTAAAATTTTCAACTGACAAGCTGGACAACGGAACATTTCTTATATTTCCTACTGTCCTGGTAGACAAATCGGAGAAGAAGACAAAAGCGGCCATTGCAATCTGCTTTGCATGGATAAACGGCTTATTTGAAGTTGGTATCAAGTGGAGCCGCAAGGTAACTAACCAAGAAACAGCTTAAGACAATGGCAGTGAAGAAAAACGAAATGTTTGTAGCGGCTTATAGGCTTGAAGTTGAGGCCACTCGAGAGAATTTGGACAGTATGGAGAACTTCATAGAAACCATTTCGGATTGCGCTATCGTGTCCAACGATGAGGGTTATATAGCTATCATAGTAGCGTCTTCGGATGCCTTAGGGACAACGAAATTGGCTAATATGGCACTCAAATTCTTTGGCAAGGAGGGATATAATATAAGTACTCTCGGACTCTTAGGGCCGTTTAAGAAACTCAATTGATATTTTTTAACATAAAACTTGGAAAAAAGTTCCCAAAGCGGCTCAATAATTCAAAAAAACATAGTATATTTGCAATATCAAAATTAAACAATAACATTTTAATAACAATTCAAAATTTACAGTATTATGGCAACAAAGAAATTTTCGCAGATGACAACGAAGAAGCTGAATGCTCTTTTGGCAACAGCAAGTGATGAAGACAAGAAGGCTATCGAAGCCGTACTTGCAGCTCGTGAACAGACTCAGGCCCCCGCTGCTCCTGCAGCTCCTGAGGCAACCACAGAAGAGACTCCTGCCGCTCCTGCAAGTGAAGAAGAAACTCAGCTCAGCCCTGAGGAAGAAGCAGCTATCAAGGCAGCTGAAGAGAATGGCGGACTCAACCCGCTTTACAATGGCAGCAAGGCAACTCAGGAGAAAAAGCCAAAGATGACCGATGAGGACCGTCATGCACTGGCCGAAGAGCTGAAGAAGAACGTTAACCACCGTTGTCAGGCAGTTCCTTTCAACACCGCAGAATGGGTTGGCGGCTATATCGCCGGAGTGATTGAAGAGAAGCGCAGCAATAAGGTGCTTTATGCAATCAAGACAGACGACGGACGCCGCATCGTTAAGGTACACGACAGCAATCTTGTTCGCATTCTGGATGAAGTTGTTGAGCCGGAGAAAAAAGCCCGTGCTCGCAAAGCAAAAGACCCGGCAGACAAAATTGAATGGACACCGGAAGCAATTGCCGAAGAGGTTAACGAAGTTATCGGCAACGTAGGTAAAACGGTAGAATTTGAGAAATACCGTACTACAGACGAAAACGGCGAAGAGCACATTGAAATGGTAGTTGGCCGTATCGTGGCAATCGTGCCTGACAAACGAGCTCAGCGCTTGCTCTACCGCATTTCAGTTCCGGCTCCTATTGAGGGCAATCCGCTTGCAACGAAGATTATGCACAAGGTTGTGAAAGCCGGGGGCATTAAGATTGCCGAAGAGTTCGACGAAGAAGGCGCACAGCTCAATGCCAAGTATCTGGAGCGCCGTGAGGCAGCAGCAACCCGCACTCCACTTACTCCTCAGGACCGCGTAATTCGCTGCGAGGAGAATGTGAAGAAGGCAGAGGAGAAGCTGCAGAAAGCTCAGGAAGAGCTGGAAGCCAAAAAGAAGCAGCTTGAGGATGCAAAGAAGGAGCTGGATGAATATCTCGCCGGTCAGGCAAATGGAGAAACTGCCGAAGCTCCTGCTGAGACTACAGCTGAAGAGGAGTCACTTGCATAACACAGCCACCTGACACTGTTTCTCTCATGGAGCCGTCTCGAAAGAGGCGGCTCTTTTTTTTGCTGCATATCTAAGTATGCAGCTATTTTTGTATTATTGTGATTTATGTTAAAATATGTAAACTCATAGAAACATGCTTCTTTCGCGTTCTAGGACACTTTTAGGCTTTAGGTGTACCATAATATGGGTTAACTCAATTTGACGCGATAGAGGTCAAAAGAAGTGTATCTATCAATGTATTTTTATAAAGCCTATAATATGAATTGAGGCATAGATTTTCCTGAGCTTTAAGCCACCAAGCAGTTATATAAATAGCTGTTAAATTTATGGCTAAAAAGTTGACTCATTTTCTTGGCTTCTAGGACACTTTTATTTGAGAATAATAGTAAACTAAATCTATAAAAAGAAATGAGGAGAGAATGAACGAGAATAATGAAATTTCATATATTTTCGAGGCATTTAGGGCTCTATATTTTTATTTTGAAGCCGCAATAAACCAGTGAAAAATTTTTATGTTAAAGTCTATAAAACAGTAATTTATATCAAGATTATTTTGTACTTTAGCCTATAAAAGAACAAAAGTGAAACTGTTAAAAAATGTTACACACTAGAATACATAAAAGCCGCATGGCCATTATGATTAAACAGCTTATGCCTGAGTGTACAAGCTGTGTAGCTTGTGTGCACAGTGGACTATGCAGCAATTGTCCACATTGGACCCCGAGTGTGGCACAGGAGTTAACAGAGGAAATGGCCGAGAGAATATCCGCCACGATTGGACAGGAGAATATCACAAGGCCCAACGAGAGAAATGTTGAACAAAAATAAATAATTGCAATATGGAAATAAATGAACAAGAGAATACCCAAGAGGTACAGCAAGAGAATTTGCTTGATGGCTCTCAGTCAGTTCAAGCAATGCAAGAAGAAAATGAATTGCCCGCAGCTGTTCAATTAGTTCAGCCTCAAGCTGCTTTAGATGAAATAGCGGAGCTTGAGAAGAAATATCGTGAAACTATAGAACGGGAGAATAAATGAGCAATTTTGTTTTAGATTACAGCAAAAAGCAGACTTTGCAAATATCAAATGATGCTTTTTGCTTTTTGTATTATGGCGAAGAGCCATTAGACGAAGACAATTTGGAAGAAGCCAATGAGGTATCTGAAATGTTTTCCAATAATTTTTATATAGAAGATGATTGGAAAGCGGTTGATGACTCAGACCTTATAGAATGCACCTTTGTTCCGTATGTTGAAGACCAAGCCGATTATGATGAATACGAGGACCTTACCAAATATATTCAGCAGCAAATAAAATGGCTTGATGCAAATCATATTAGAGTATGGTGGTTTAATAACCAAACTGGGACGAGAGAATTACGTGGTGATTTTAAGGTTTATACCAATAAATATGGCCTTAAGTGTTTTCATACAGGCAATCAAGATGAGGATTTTGTGACAGGAAAAATGAGCCTGTATTTTTTGAAGAATTTCAAGAAACGCGTAGCTTAACAAGTGAACGAGAGAAATATAAGGCAGACTACAGAAAAGTAGTCTGCCTTTTTTACATTAAGCTTTCATCTTCTTCTATAACGAGAGAATAACCGACTCCTCGTATAGTTTCTATAGCTACTCGGTTATCCATTTTAAGCATATTTCGCAGCATACATATATGGACGTCTAAGCTACGTTTATTAAAGTAGTTATCATCAGTCCATACTTGTTGCATAAGTATTTTCTTGGGTAATGTTTCGTTTTTATAGGCACATAATAAAGCAAGAACTTGGCTTTGTTTATTATTAAGCTGTGTTTTTACATTGCCTATAGTAAGAATTTTATCTACTGTATTAAACAGGTAATCGCCTATCTCATAAGATGGCTCTATACTTCTTACTCGCACACCACATCTTTTTAGAACGGCTTTTATTCTTCTTATAAGCTCCTCAATGTTATATGGTCTTATAACGTAATCATCTGCACCTTCATCGAATGCTTCAATAACATATTCATATCGGGCCCTGTCTGATACCATTATTACAGGTATTTTATCATCTGATTTGCGCAAAAATTTTAATGGCTTTAGCCTCATAGAGGCATCTGTTGTTTTATAATGGCTTAATATGCATAAGTCATAATTCTTTTCTCTGATTTTGATTAGTATATCATTCTCAGTTGAGGTTATTACTTGAAAGCCGTTATACACCAAATAATCTACCAGGATTTTACAGTCTTCATCTTGATAGATTAAAATTCTTGGCAATGCTAATTTAGTATTATTACTTTTCATACCATTTCTTTAATCTTGTTTTGCAAATCATTATATAAAACTTCATACCAAAATGGATTAAGCCTTAACAGGTCAAAGTATGAATATACGCCTTTTTGGTATATTAAAGAAGCATATTTAAGCTCTTTGTCCGCTCTTTTTTTAAGATGCTCATGATAGAACTTTATGGACTGGTCCACATTTACCAAAAATGGTGACTTATGCTCCATAAGAACTTTCTGCTCTGTATTTTGAGCAAAGTAGTATGGGATATTAGGCATTGCCCAGAAAGTTAATCCAGCACCATATTCCTCACTTGCTTTATATAAAAAGCCAGGGCATGGACGAATTGAGTCAGGATATAAGCTTTTACATATTCTTAACCTACGTGGAATAAAAGGATTAAGTAAAGTAGTTAATCGCTTGTTTATATAAGTTGAGTATTTATCAACCATTCTTGTGTGTTCTTTAACAAGTGATGAAACTAACAGCTTAATCCTTTCATTTCCTATAGGGTCACTCAGGCGTATATATTCTTGCCTGAAAGCTTCACGCTGAATACGTATTCTGTCTTCTTTAAGCCGTTGAGACTTTTTCCTTTTAGCTTCTATGCTAGCCATCGCAGCTCTGCGCTGTCCCTCAGGTCCAAACAGTTTTACACCTTGGCAATTGTTTGGACCCAAGCCTGCCCATGGCATTTTATCTCCATATCTAGCTTCAATCTCTCTGTTTTCCTGCTCTTCTTCAGATAATTCAACATGCTCTTCTTCCAAGGTAATTTTTTCAATCGCCTCAGATTGAGCCTCTTGAATATCCTCATCATCGCTTTTAATTTCATCGAGAAATTCAAAGAGTTCCTTTTCGGTTAAGTCTCCATATTGCTTAATATCTTCCATGCCACTTAAATAATGACTTGATTATATCTTTTCCAGCTTGCTTGCTAAGCAATCCAAAATATGCGATTGCAAGCATGAGTCTTGCTATTTTATGCAATACCCATGCTAATAGATATATAGGGAAATAAAGTACACCTACACATCTCCATAAAAATTTAAGTACCTTTTTCATCTTCTTCCTTTTTAACCATTATTGTTTCTACTTTTTCTCCCTCTTCTACTTGTTTTAACTCAAGATAGGTTCTATGAAAAGCTTCATCACCTATCCCTTTAATAAAAGTTCTAAGTGTAGAAGGATATTCGCTTGCATTTATAGTCTTATCGACTACTTTCGCGTAAAGAGCAGCAAGAGCTTTAGGTCCAAATACCTTTTTCTCTTGTAATCTTTCAATGGGACCTCTTTTGAATTGAACATCTGGATGTTCATTCATAATCTTTGTACGAGTTAAGTACAAATCCTTAATCAAAGCCTCAATATGCTTTTCAAACTGAGGCATTTGTACCACATCAATTACCTTTAAGTCTGCTACTTTCATTCTTCCAATTTTTTAAGCTGTTCTTTATAATACTTTTCTTGCATATCAAAGTGTCTCTTATATATATGCAAATCATGAGCAAAATGGTAATAAGTGCCAATAGGTACACCAAGTTCATCTGCAACTAATTGTTGAAGTTTTGTCCAGCAATATTGGTCATTGCAAAAACCATAAACCAAATCGTTGCTTCGCATAGTTACACACATATCAAGAGTTCCTATTTGAGGCTTAATATCAAATCCGACTGATAATGTACAAGGTGTATCATACTTATAGTCATCTTTTTCTTTGCCATCAAATATAGTAAACCAAGCTTGACGAGTATCTTTATTCTCTCTAAGCTGCTCAATGCACTTTGCCAATTGATTGTTGCGAGTCCATTGCCACCCATAGTTAGAATTGACAATATTGTCACCACCGTGCATTTTATCCCATATAGGAGCATACTTTTTGATTTCAGCTACACTCCTATCACATGACATGTACCAAGCGTATTCACGCTCTGCATATCGCTCGCTGAATTTACGCCATTCTGTTGTTATGATGCGTTGCTGAGGATTAAGTAAGTAAAAACCAACATTGTAAACAGCTTTTGTTCCGACGTTAGTATTTACTCCTTGGCCTATAATAAAAGCGTATAGGTCTTCAAAAGCCTCAGTAGCATTTTTATAAGCTATGTTCATTCTATCCAAATTTGTTTTGTTTGCCAATCCATTCTGCCATTTGATATTTTGAAAGTTTCTGCTTGTTTGTAGGTATTAAAGTATCTTAGTAATTTACCTACTGAGTCAAATACTCCATATTGCATTTTTCCCATACTAATCCCATCCTTCTATATTATACATCGATAACTCATCATCTTTAGGTGTTGTATTTCTAATAGCGTCAAGTAACTTTTTCTTTGATTCTCTACAGAGGTTATAGCCATAACCCTTATACCGGTATGAGCGCTCCCAAGTAGATATTGGAAAAGGAATTTTGTTGTCTAGTACTAAGCGCTTTTGATGCAAGTGCTCAAAAAAATCTCTATGATATAATAGCATATATTCCCAATGCCATTTATCATCGCTGTCATCAAAAGGAAAATCTTCACTCTCATCAGCGGGCATACTAGTCACATTATCAGGAACTATCTCCTTGTAATATGCAAACTTAGTAATGGTAAAGTCGAAATTATTCAGAATATCTTCAGGCGTTCCAAATACTGATTCAATAAGTTCTACCCACATAGAACTGCCTTTTTCTTGAAAGGCACAAGCCTTGTTATTTCTATATTTAAAAGTCCATGTGCCCTCTTTAACTAAGCTATTAAAGTGTGCAACAGCCTCATCAAAATCAGATTGATTGTGAAAGAAAATATCTACATCTTTCGCTTTTTCTCTTGAGAGAATGTTCTTAAAACAACCGCCAGCTATAAAGCCTTTATGACCTTGCATATATTGGTCTAAAAATCTGAGAAACCAAAAGTTTTCAGGTATATTTATTCTCCATATTATTCGCAGCATCTGCTATTTTTTCTTTGTCTGTCATGCTATCAACTTATTAGTATTACTGTTATAAACTCTAAACAACAATTCTTCAGCTTCTTCATTCATGGCGTTGCAAATACTTATTGCTTCTTCCATAGATAAGCCTGTAAGCTCTTCGTCATCATCATTCACTGCAATTTCACCAGTTATAACTCTAACATCAAATGAGTTTGCAGAAGCAAAAGCCTTAGCAGCATCAAGAGCTTGTATACAAATATAGTGTACCGCATCCCAGTATATATATGATAACCGGCTCGTGCCATTGAGTATTTTTATATACTGTTCTCTTATATTTTCTGGTTTAAACATATCGGCTTTATCCATGTGCTCGTACTCTGCAAGCCATCTGCCATATCCTTTATTCGCTTTGAACTTGTTAGCATATACAGCTGCGAACCTAAGAAACTGGCTTGTATTAATTATTTGAGGAATTTCTGCCATAATCTTTAAAGTTATATTCTCGCGCGTCCTAGAGCCCACCTGTTTTTCTGAATATAAATCTTTTGCTTCATACTTAAAGTGCGATATCGTGCGCGAGAATAATGTATAAATCAATTCATTTAATAACTTCCAGTCGAGCCCAGAGCTCCATCGCCACGCTCAGATGAGCGGCTGAAAAGCTCTGACTCAGAAACTTCTTCAAGGCCTTCATACGATACAGGCACAAGAATAAATTGTGCTATTTTCATACCTGGCTTAATGTGGACCTTGGCTTTGCCGACATTAACAACATGTATATGAATTTCACCCTGGTAATCTTCATCTACAATCTTGGCTCCGAGGATAACGATGCTTTCAAATGCTTCTGCTTTCGGTGTTCTACCAGCTCCAAGGCAAGCCCATTTAGAAGTTACAACCCCTGATTTATCGGCTGCCATAAGCATATATCCTTCTGGAATTTCCATCTTAATACCTGATGGTATCAAAACATCAGTTCCTGGATTTACAATAAAGCTTTTGTTACTGCCAAAGTTAGGAACGAAAAAATCAATTCCTGCTGCTTTACCAGTCCCACGAACAGGGGATTTTACATTTCTTATTTTTGCAAATTTCATGACTACATCATTTTAACAAGTTCCTTAACTGCTGTTTCTACAGCTCTAGCAAGTCTATGTTCAACTTCTGGACTTATAAGGCTGTAAACTCCTTCTTTTTCAAAAGCATCAGCCATAATAGCTTCAATCTTTGCGGCCTTAGGATTAGAAGCGTTAATGCCATGCTTATCCATAAGCTCTCTGTTGTACTCATACTTAATACCTCCTTCTACAGGAATAAGCTTGGCTATTTCTGCATGAGTATTTGACTTTCTGCTTGTAGGAACAGTGATAATAATCTCCTGATTGGTTGTCATGCACATATCTGTGCACATTTCCATTACTTCATTGAAATTGCGCTTAAACTCTCTTGGAGTTACTGAAATTAAACTTTTCATAATGATGCCAAATTAGCAATTAAGTTCAACATATCTGTTACATTAAATCGTCATCGGATAAACTTGGTTGCTCAGTGACTTTAGGAGCAACTTTTACATCTCCCGGCTTACGCTTTAATACCCAAAGAGTATTACGTGAAGCATCCGGGAACATAGGAGCCATGATATTGGCAATGAGGTTTGAGTCATAATACTCTTTAAGAGCATCAAACATTTTCTGCTGCCAATCATTCATCAGTGGCTTATAGTCTTTAGCCGAAGCAAATGTACCGAACTTCTTTACTATGCTGAAATGCTTCAACAATATGCCTTCAAGTTCCCAATGGTCAAACTCTTGTACGTCAACCCCGCGACCATCACCTGAGTCATAAGTATGATTACCAGCTGCTCCTACAGATGGGTCATAGTTTGGAGTTGAAAGGTAATAAGTAGCGTTATTATTGCCACAAGCCTTAAAGTTCTCCAAAAATGCATCTGCATTCTGTTTGCCAACGTGCTCAAGCACTTCAAAAGCGCAGACTTTGTCAGCATTAAACTTGCTGAAATCCATGTAGTTTTTAACAAGGTCAGCAACATAGAAATGAGCCCAAGGTACATTGGCATACTTCTCAGCTGCCTCTTGAATTGTTTTTTCGCGAATATCAATACCGATATATTCTTTCTGCTTAAACTTGTTTCGGTATAATACCTCAAGCAAGTTAGCAGCTCCACAGCCAAAATCAACAATGGACTCGCCAATCTTGGCTTCTTTCAAGATATGAGTCCATCGCAGATAATGCGCAAATTGGTCTCTGTAGAATACGTGACGCTCAAAGGCCTGGTCAGGTCTGAAGTCTGTTGTGTTGTAAACTTTTGCCATAATTATTTTGAGTTATTAAGTTCAAGGTAATTATTTAATGCGCCCATATAAGCAACTGCATCAAGCAAGTTATCTTCTTTGTGGCTATATGCCTCACGCGATAACTTAAGAGCTATCATAGCTCTATACATACCAGCAGTTGTTATTTGCTGGTCTTTAGGCGACATCAAGTTATAAAGAGCTGCTGCTCTTTCCATTGATGCCTGAAACGGCCCGTATTGGCGCTCTTTTTCCTCTGAGCGTTCATTTACAATCTTGTTTGCTTGTTCTAAGATGTTAGCCATGATTATTTACCGTTTTTATAGTTAATACAATCCATTTTACAAGAGTCGGCCAATAGCTTATGAACTTCTGGGTTGTTCCATTGAGAATTCATAAGATAAAGCTGTGCATCTTTCTTATATATTTGAGCTTTTGTATATCGTTCTAAAGCTTCTATATACTTAGTATTTTGGTCTATAGCACTATTCATATAGACAATACATAAAGCTTGTATTACTATGATAACACATAGTCCGATAATTATTTTCTTCATTACATTACTAAATTTTTAAGTTCTTCTTTTAATCTTCTTGCATCCGCTCCTCTAAATGTTTGAGCATTAGCTAAGAAGTATCTAACAATATCTCCTGCAGTATCATAAAGATACATAGCATTCGGGTCTGAAGTATCAAGTGTTAACATTGCCTCTAAATAAGGCACTGCGCCAAAATATACATTAAGCCATGTTGACTTTATATCTTTAGCTATTTGCTGAAAGGTTCTTTTCTTGTCCATTTTATTATCTTTATTTAGATATGCAAATATACTAATTTTCTCCGAGAATAGAAAATTTTTTCATTATAAAATGCACTCACCTAACACTTCTTAACTTGGCCAGATTTTATTGCTCTTCTGGATATTCTATTTGCAGTAATTCTTTGCAAAATTGAATAACTTGCTCATAATTATTATATGCAGTTTGAGTAATAATTCTCCGCTGAAGTATCGTTAGCTTATTTTTAATAATAAACTTATTTATATTAAGAGAGAGAGCTTTATCATTGCATCTTCTTTTATCTCCTAACTGAATAGCTAATTGAGCATAATGAATACATTTCTTTATATCCTGCGCTCCATTTTTAGCTCTATACCTGCTAATATATTTTATAATGCATCCTTGTATAAAAGAGCATCTTAAAGCAGTTATAAGCTCTATTGGTTGCATAGCCATATCTTTATAATGGCTACCACCTATTTGTACATCTGTTGCTTTCATATCAATATACTTTACGTTTATGATTATCTGGTATATACCCATTTGCCACTCTCAGTTCATCCATAAGCATAACAGAATTGTAATGTTTAGGAAATTCTTTTATTACCTTAAAGCTTGCTGTTTTGTCTTTCACAAAACTATTATCGTCTACAGGCTCTACATATCCAAGCTTTACAAACTTATAAAGATATGCGGTTTCTGAGTTTCTACCTGGCTCTTTACCAAGCAAAATTTCTTTTGAACTTACTACTTTGCCAACATTATCGTTAACAAATTTTACCATTTCCGGAAATACCGGAGCTTGTTTTCCATTACGTCCCATATTACATAAATTTTTTATATTTGTCAATTTTTGCTTTTATGCTATCCATTAAGGCATTTTGCTTTTTATCTTTTGCTTTAAGTGCTCTGATTACGTCTTCATCATGAGTGCCTTGCAAAATTAAATGGTTTATAACAACATGATTTTGCTGTCCCTGGCGATATAATCGAGCATTAAACTGCTGATATAATTCAAGACTCCATGTTTGCCCAAACCAAACTATTATGCTACCTCCTGCTTGAAGATTAAGCCCATGACCTGCTGATGCTGGATGTGCCAACATAACTTGTATTTTACCAGCATTCCAGTCTTCAATATCTTTATTGTTTTTAAGCTCTCTTGGCTTATATTTTTTAAGATATTCCACGATTCTATCCCTATCGAATTGATAGGTCCATGCTACAAGCACAGATTGGCCATTTGCATCTTCGATTATTTCCTTAAGAGCTTCAAGCTTAATATCATGAATTGGAAACACATTTCTTTCTTCATCATATATAGCTCCATTAGCAAATTGAAGTAATTTATTTGAAAGGGCAGCGGCATTGACTACGTTTACTTCCACAGGCTTTTCAACAAATACTGAATTACCATTTTCGTCTTCTTGCTCAATCGTTTCAGTAGCACTTATTAAGTCAAGCACTTTATTCTTTTCAAAGTCATCGTATTGCTTCTTTAGAGCTTCAGGCATTCTAAGCTTTATATAGTTATCTGTCCTAAATGGCATTTCAAGATAATCATCGGCTTTCATGCTTATGCAAATATCCTCTATTTTCTTATGTATTAGATATTCTGAGTCACTCATCAAATCGTATGAATATACGACATGACCATTCGTTTGACCTGGCCGAAAATACCTTTCTCTATATCTGGATATTGTCTTTTCAAGGCGCTCGCCTCTATCCATAAGATATATTTGAGGCCACAAATCAATAAGTCCATTTGGAGCAGGTGTACCAGTTAGTCCTACTAACCTTTTAAGATAAGGCCTTGCGCCGCGTAATGCCTTAAAACGCTCTGATTTATAAGACTTAAAACTGCTAAGCTCATCAACTACTACCATATCAAAAGGTAATTTGCCTCCGCCATATAAAGCACAAAGCCATGCAACATTATCTCTTGATATAATATAAATATCAGCTTTTGTTTCCATAACAGCTGCTATTCGCTGTTTAGCAGTACCTATAATCTTAGAAAAGCACAAATGCTTTGTATGTTCCCATTTCTCTGCTTCTTCTTGCCAAACTGACTCAGCCACTCGTTTTGGAGCTATAACTAATACAGAATTAACTTCACAATAATCAAACATCAAATAATTTATAGCAGTAAGAGTTGATATGGTTTTGCCAAGGCCCATATCTACAAATACACCGCAAAATGGATGCTCGATTATATGCTGCACGCAAGCTAATTGGTATTTATGTAAATCTGTTTCTTTCATCTGTTTAATACAATATCATCTACAAAGTTTATTACACTTTCTACTGTATCTATCACTTCAACTCTAAAGCCTAAAGCTCTAAGCTTATTGTGCATATATGCCTGTATGCGTTTAGGCTTTCGTCCAGTTGTTTTTAATTCCACAAAAACTATTTTATGGCCTGGAAATAAGCACATTCTATCTGGTAAGCCTATAAGTTGGTCACACAGCAGTTTTATACACATGCCACCATTTATCTTAACAAGCTCAACCAATTTGTGCTCTACAACTTTTTCACTGTCTACCGTCTCTTTCTTCATAAGTTAAATTTATTGAACTTACAGTTACTCCAAGTATTTGCAATGACCGGTTAAGCTTATCTTTAAGATTTTTCTTGAATTGGGCTACATCATTGCAAGCATTCTCTTCTGTTACATGGTTTTCATCATATTTTATTGTTCTTAAAGAACCATCGGAGAATTTGCATACAACTCTTAGTATTACATATTTCATAACCTGGCCATATAAATGTTATACTCACACTTATCCAAATTAAATTCCAGTCTGTCAACACAAAACTTTTGGCCAATGCATATAACAACCGTTTTGACAGATGGAATATGTTCTATATTTCTTGTTACAAGAAGCACAGAATTACGGTAATTTCCGTATTGCATTTTATAAAAATTTGCTATCATAATAAGCTATCTTTACGTTTATAGTATTTCTGTTTACCATATAAAGGAAAGTTCTTAGTGGATGTTATAGCTTCCCATTCAGGCATTGACCTAAGAATTTCATTAATCTCTCTTGTATTATATCTTGACATTTCTGTCTTATCTTTGCCGAGGCACTCACACCATACTTCAGCAATGCAGACAAAATCTTTTTGTACTGTACCGTTTTTAGACAATGGGTCTTCAAGCCAACGTCTTCTGTCGTACAGGTCCATTTTATCCCAATCATCTGGAAATTTAGTATTAAGATATTCTTCAATAATACCTTTTCGCTCATCTGCTTCTGAGTGTTTATGTTGCTCAATCTTAGCAATTATATCTTCATCACCAACGAGGTATAAAGGCTCTTTTGCCAAATATAGTTGATATGCTTCAGCCCATATTTGATTTATTTCATCTTGTGTAAGGTCATCATTTACAGACTTTGTAGCATATTCTGGCCTTACGTCTATAGGCATAAATCGTCTATTTCCTGTCGGGTCACGTAAGAAATCTTTGTTGTTAGTAGTACCAAAAAATACGCATTGCCTTTTATATGTTTCTACTGTTCTACCATACGCCGGCCTGAACATATCTTCTCTTTTTGATATGTAGTGCTTGATTGACTCTACTTCTGCTTTCTTAAGACCTGAAAGCTCTGCCATTTCAATCAGCCACGCCCCTTGTATCTGTTCAAATGACTCCTTGCCCTGCACAGTCGTGAATGTATCTGAGAACCATTCCATGCCGAGCTTTTTAACGAAAGTACTTTTATACGTTCCCTGTTCTCCGACCAATATAAGTGCCGTGTCGAATTTAACTCCGGGCTCAAAAACTCTGGCAACTGCAGCGCAGAGCATTTTTCTAATGGCGGCTCTAGTATAAGCGTTATCTTCTGCTCCAAAATAATCAATCAATAATGTATTAACTCTCGGTATGCCATCCCACTTTTGAGCACATATATACTCTCTTATCGGATGGAACTTTTTCTTTTCAAATTCAAGCGCAAGCGCGTCGTCCACTTTTTGACTTGACGCAATGCCATAAACACACTCAATGTAATTACGAACACCAGAATAGTCAACATCGCGAAGAGGCTCCACAGTATCGACTTTACGCCATGGTAACGAACGTGTAACATATCTTTTATTATCAAAAATGTTTAGCTTAAATACATCTTTTAAGAATTGGTCATGCTGAATTATTATATTCAAGTTATTGGCAGAATTATCATATTCGCCTTTTGTATTAGCGTCAAGCTCTTCTGTCCATGAAGTATCATATTCTTCAGGAACTTCTGCTTTTGCTTCTTCTGCAAACTCGAATTTAGCTTCAGCAAACTTTTCTTCAGCAATATGCTTTTTTGTTGTAGAGTCCTTAGAGGCAAATTCTTCCATTGCCTTAAAGCTCTTTTTATCTTTGTCTTCTTTTTCTTTGCCTGTATCTAAATGGCCAAATTTATGTATGCGAACTAAGTCAAATGCATTACATAGTCTACCTCCAGCAGGGTCTGTTCCATGATGAGAATATGCAAATTTATCATCATAGACTATTAAGCCCGCAGCTGTAGAGCCATTTATATATGTATATCGTCCTTCTCCAGCTGGTGTATATACATCTGAAAGAAAAGTCTCAATAGCTTCTTGTATAGTATAAGTACGACAGAAAACACCAATTATGCCTTTTTTATCTTCTGGGTCTTCTTGCTTTTTGATAGCTTGCATTATTACATCTGTGCTATCTGTAGCAGTTGGCCATTCGCTCGTATCATGCCAATCATCATATAGCCCAAGAATATAATCGGCTTCAAGGAAAGGTCCGTCTTGAAATTCAAAGTAGTACTCCATATCTGATGATACAGACGGCCAGAACATAAGTCTATTTACATCAAAAGTTGACTGGTCAAACAAATCAATGTTTAGGTCTCCAGCGACTTTTCGGGCAATAGCTTGATATTCTTCTTGCGATACTTCTCTATCAAGTGGAATTATCAATCTGTGTCGTGGCTTTTCAGGGCATGACTTATGAGTTGAATGAATAACCGCGGCACAATCAAATAGCATTGTAAAGTCCCACCAAAAGTTCTCATGAGAAAAGTCAATATCCAATGTAATTAACTGGCGGTAAAGTACATTTGTTTTATCACGCCTACCATTTGTAAGAAATCCGCCTACAAATCCGCCTACATCTTTTATCTTACTTTGCTCTTCTTTTGTAGCACTCATAAACCGCTTATATGTTTCAGCGGTTACTACAGGAGTAGCTAGCTTTTGAACTAAATTGCTCCAAGTAGTTTTGGTATTTTTCCATACTTTACTTGAAACATTTAGTCCAACTGCTGTGCTCAAATTTTCATCATATTTCAATTTATCTACTTGCATAAATACTAATCATTTTTGGTAAAAATCCATAACTCCACCGTCAGCATTAAGCGGTAAATCATAAGCCCATGAAGGAGGAGTGGACATTATCTTAACCAAATTATCATACCATTCTTGTGCATTAATCTCTGGAACTTCTGTTATTGCCTCATCATGTATTGAACCAACAATTCCATAACCAGCTTTTTCCATTCTAAGCATAGCATCAGCTAATAAATCTCTTGATACTGCTTGCACAATATTTTCTGTTAATTTGCCGCCGTACGTATCTATACTTATCCATTGTTTTGTTGTCTGGTCAATACCTCTATAGCACAAACTTCGAATTGGAACTGTAGAACGGCCTATTTTCTTATCTTTGAATTCAGGCTTATAATAAAATAGTTTTCTGCCTACAGGCAATTCTATTGTCATAAATTCACCGTCACAATCAAATATAACATTTTTACTAGTGCACTTAACGGCTCTGTGATATCTTACCGCTTCTTTAGAAGCCTCATCAATCTCTTTCCACATATCAACTATATTAGGATTAGCCATGCGCCATTTTCGTACGAGTGACATCATTTCTGTGTCTGAAAGACCCATTTTATCACCACCCATGCGCTTTAATGCGCCAAGACCTCCTTCATAGCCTAATGCTAATTCGGATATTTTTGATTTGTCACGAAGCACTGAGCCTTTTTTAATTTCAGACTTTGGTACTCCAAACATCTTTTCTCCAGTTGCTTCATATATCTTACCATCGCCATGAAATACATCTAATCGCCATTTTTCATCGGCAAGCCAAGATATTACTCTTGCTTCAATTGCAGAAAAGTCTGCAACTGCGTATTTCATATTCTTTGGCGGTATAAGAGCTGTTCTTACTAACTGGGACAAAATATCTGCAACATCATCATACATCATCTCAACCGACTCCCAATCACGTGCTCTAATCATTTCACGTGGTACTTCTATATGTGATATATGATTTTTTGATAAGTTCTGCAATTGCAATAGCCTACCTGCCCATCGTCCAGTTCTATTTGCACCATAGAATTGAAATGTACCACGGACTCTGTGGTCTTTCATGGCACAATTAAGCATAGCATAATACTTCTTAATAGACGTTTTTGAGAGCTTTTTGCGTATATTAAGCAACTCAATAACATCTGGATAATCTGCAAACTCTTTCATTAAATCAGGCATTGTTTCCTTTGAAAGTGACATAACAACACATCCTGTTGTCTTTTCAATCCATTGCCTAATTTGAACAGGCGAGTTTGGATTTTCAAGCCCTGTTAGCTGTTGAGCATGTTGCGTTAAGATAGAAGTATATGTGTTATCTACTGCGATAGCAGACTCTGCTAATTCCATATCAACCAAAATACCTCTATCATTTATATTCTGGTCAAGCGCATACATCTTGCGCTCAATATCAGGAATGATATATGCCTCTAATCTCTTAAATATCTCACGCTCTGCAAGTACGTCATACTTGTTATATTCCTTATACATTTCCCACTTTTCAGGAGCGTGTTCAGGATAATTCCGAGTACGCATGCCATTAACTCGAGTTGCTTTGCATGGGCATGAGAAGTATTTAATAAGCGCTTTACCAGTATCTAGCTTTTTATCTGTAAGATTAAGAGCCTTTGATACTCCGTCCAAAGAAAGTGGTAAACCGCAATACGCAGCTTTTACAGAGGTACAATACCACTGCTCTGCTGGAACATTATATCCTATATGCTTAAAGCTCAAGCGCTCAAATACTGCATTATGCGCCACTTTTACACAATCCGGGTCAAGCAAAGCTTCTTCAAACTCTTCAGGCATTTCTTCACCTTGAGCCAAATCTACTATCTTTACCGGGCCATCATCTAAAGCATATCCTATTATAAGAATTTCAAAGTCTGGTGACTCAATATACTTATAAGCTCCAGACTCTTTAATATCTACAGATGAATATGTTTCAACGTCTATAAAAAGATTTTTTGTCATTATATTTCATTTATGTATTATAATAGGAGTATAGGCGGGACTCGAACCCGCATAACAGGCAACAAATCAATGCTACTCTGTGGTTTTACCATTAAACTACTATACTCATTAATGCAGAGAGGAAATTACATCATATCGTCATCCCATTCATTCTCACCGCCAAAGTCCTCTTCAGCAGTAGAGCCGCCGGCTAACATCTCACCATCTTCGAGCTTCTGAAGATTATTCAGCCCAGCTGCGATGCCTTTGGACGAGACATTGAAGGCATAGAAGTTGATTGATGCACGGCCGTAGCAACCGCTGTAGAACTCTTCTTTGTTCATGATAGGATTGAGCTCCTTGTCCACAATGCTCGGTTTACGCTGGCTATTAGCATTGATGAAATACATGCCTTCGAATGCAGGGTCATCACTGCGCTCGTCATCACCATCGCGCAAAGGCAATTTGAGGTTTGAAGGTATTTTGCCGTTCTTATCTGCGAGCTTAGCTTTGCCTGCTTGCTTAGCTGCCTCAATAGCTTTGTTAATCTTTTCCAAAGTCTTAGTATCTGTTTTAGGAATAAGAATACAGATATTATACTTAGGAGTATCATCTTCGTTCATAGCCGTTGGCTCGAACACATTCACATAGCAAAATCTTACTTTGCCAGTTACAACTTTTGTTGAATTTTCCATTTTACTTTAATTTTTAGTTGTTATTACTTTTTTCAATAATTGCCCAATCAGGCAAATAGTCATTATTCTCCATTATCTGCAAAATCTAATTGTGCTTGATTATATCCCATTGCTGGTCTTTTATCTTCAAGCGGTACAAGAGTAGGTTTGCCTTGTGGCTTGATAACCACATCTGAGAGTATTTCCTCAAAACGCTTTTTGCCTACTAACTTCTCAATAGAAGTAATTGGCTTAAGCTTCATATTGAAAATCTCATCTTCTGAAAGTTCAGGGCAACGCGCAAAAATTGCATTAGAAGCTTGGTCTTCGTCAACCCATTTGCGTCGACTAATTCCTTCAACTAATTTAAGCCCCGGCCATTGCTTATTCTCGTTAACCGCTTTAGTTTGTGCATATTCTGTTATTGAATTAGCCCATTCTATAAGCTTAGGCACACGCTTAACTATATCAGCAATCTCATCATCGGTTAACAACTCTGGGTCTGCAAATTCATGTTGTGCAATTTCGAGCTGTTGCTCATAAAGCTTACGACATTGATTACGCACAGCACAAAATCTGCACCAATCTCCAGCATTGAGTTCTCCTTTACCTTCAAAAGCAAGTTCAGCTCTTGGCCTAAGCTCCTCTTCTGCCCATTTGCGGAGTTCTTCAACAGATATTTGCCAACTTGATATATTGTTAATGCGAGGCTGTATAATAGTCAATCGCACTTCCGTTATATCATACATTGTATCATATTTCTGCAAAGCTCCAAGCCCATAAAGCATAAGTTGCTTATTCCATTCAGCATATACTGGAACACCTTTTCCATATTTTAAGTCAATAACTTCCATAAGGTTGTCATTGATAACAACACAGTCAGCTGTTCCAAAGCTTTCAGGCACATATTCTGTCAAATCGAGTTTCTGCTCAATTTCCATGACGGCTAACGGATTTTCAGTTTTTGCTTCAGCTAATTGTTCTGAGCAATAATCCGTATAGATAGGTACAACTTCAAGCATTTCCTCGCTGAACATGTCATTTGCCATTATCTCTTCGAGCCTTTGGTCAAAGTCTTGCTCACTAATGCTGTTAAGTGTATCTTTTCTCAGGTAAAGCTCTGAGAGCTCATGAGCTAATGTACCTTCTTCTGCATATACTGAAGACTTCTTTTCTCCGTATTCATCTTCAAGCTTGGCAGACGGAGTACAATTCAGCCATCTTCCTGCTCCAGAAGCCGAGAGGAGTGCATGACTCCTCTGGCTATGTTTCTGTAGTTTAGTATTATTTGTCACTTGAGCCATATTCTTTTATTAATTCTGCTAAATATTTGCATTGATAGGCATACTTAACATAAAGTGTTGGATTTTTTCTACGAAACTTCTGAGCTGCTTTTTGCAATTTCTTTGTACTCGACATAATTACAGTGACTCTAAGAAGTTATACATTTCATCATACTTAGCCGGGTCAAGTTTTGTTACGCTTGGAGCTCCAAGTTCATTGAGTTTTTGCTTGATTACGTCGCGATGCTCATTGACCTTCTTTGCAAGCATTCCGCGAACATCCTCAATGCTCTTAGAGGCAGAAGAAGCAGCCGGAGCAGCAGGTGCTGAAGGAGCAGGCTTGGCAGCGCTCTGAGTCTGGGCAGGTGCCGCAGGCTGAGGAGTAGGTTTTGCGGGAGCTGGCTTTGCTAGCGCAGCAGGAGCAGGTTTAGAAACTAAAGCGGCTACTTGAGCTCCACTTGGAACTCCTGCTGCAAACAATGAAGTTAAAAACTTCTGCGTATTTTCAGACAGGTTTACGCTAACCTCAACAGAAATTTTAATGGTTTCCATTTTCGTAATTTTTAATGAAGTTATCTAAATAGTTAATAAACTCGTTTACTGTCATATCTGGTACGTTTGAGAGTTTTTGGTGGATAAGCTCATTATTCTTATATATAGATACGTACACGCCTTTATAATTCAGCTTTACTTTATATTCGCCTTTCAGCATTGTTAGGCATCCATCTTCAGATGAACCCTTCCAAGTATTTGCTGAAAACAAATCAGTTACTAACACGCCAATATGATTGGCCAATCGCTCTAACTGTATAACATCCAAATTGGCTTCACCCTTTAACACACGGTCAAATGCCTGTTTCGGATATTTAACAGTAGGAAATAACACCTTCGCTAAATCTTCCGTATTTAGCTTGTAGTGCTCAATTACATTACCTATATTAAACTGTTCCATATTTTGGTGAATTTTATTATCTTATTTTCGATATGCAAATATACAAACTATTCTCGAAAGAAAAAAATTTTTCCATTATTTTTTGAGAATTTATTTGTTAAAAATAATTAAACAGCAATTTTAGTGCGGCTTTGAAATTGCTGTAAACAAAGAAACAATAAAAACAATGCCTCTATATATTTCAAACTTAATTTCTTAATTTCCGATTAACATTAAGGTTAATAAGAAATATCAGCTTTTAATACGAAAAGATTTAATGAAATTATTGTTTCTTTGTTTACAGCATATATAAGTAATTGATTTTGAGCACTTTAGGCATAAACAATGACTTGTTTATATTGTTTCTATTGTTTACCGCTTTATGAAGTATTTTGCACACAGCCATATAATTACTAAGGCTATGGCGGTTATCAGGTATTCACCCATATTAATTTTTATCTTTTGCCATTTAGTAAGTTGAGCTTCTACAGGATACACGACCTGGATTGTATCAACTTTTTCTCGCCAGAGAGTATCATGCTTTTCTATGTATTTATACAAGTATTTATATTTACTGAGATACACGGTATCGCCTTTGCGCTCTACATATATTGAATCTCTATGATATATGCTATCAATTTTGGTCTGAGATAAGTAAGTAGTATCTCTTTTCGTTGTTTCCACTGGCACATATTGAATTGACTTACAGCTATATAATATAGTGGCTAAAAATATAAGTGTAATTATTCTCGCTAATTCTCGCATAATCTTTGAGTTTTATTTGTTATTATTCATATTTAATATAAAAACCATTCTCGCACATAAGAAATTATTGCGAGAATGGCTTTTATGTGCTTCAGAGGTCTTTATACTCGTACTTAGCATCAAAGCTGGGGCATGCCTTAGCTGCAAATTCTCTGTGTCCATGAATAGTAGCATTTGGGTATTTTACCTTTAAGCTTTTCAGCAATTCGAGTAAAGATTGCTTTTGAGCCTCAGTGCGCGTATCTTTAGGAGTTTTACCGTCTTTAGCAACGCCTCCTACATAGCATATTCCTATAGAATTTGCATTTTGACCTGAGCAGTGGGCTCCAACTACACTTTCATCTCTGCCTTTATGAACAGAGCCATCGAGCTCAACCACATAATGATAACCAATATCTTTCCAATGATTACCATTCACATGCCAATCTCGTATGGTCTCAGTTTTAACATCTCGTCCTTCAGGAGTAGCAGAGCAATGGACTATGATTTTATTTATCTTTCTCATACTTTACCTTGTGCAATAAGTTCATAGAATAATTCAGCTAAATAGCCACCTCCCTGTTGCAAGCACTGCTCATCAATGTCTTTCAAGATTTTAGCAGTATCAGACAAATCAATCGAAGAATTCTCACCTGTAAAAGTATTACCCTGTTTATCTTTTACAGTGACTGAGAAGTTAGCAGGCAAAGAAGTATAGCCTACATCTTTTTTTGCCTCAAGCATTAAGCGATTCATCTTTTGCAGATTAACCGTTAATTTTGTTTTGTCTGAGCCTACAGACCATTCTCCATTTCCTGCTTGACTTATATTTGTAAAATTTGCTGCTGGAGAAAAAGTAAGTTCTGAAGCACTTACAAAATCTTCAGGAGCAAAATCTTCAGGAGCATTATCTTTTGCAAAATCTATGATAACCCAAGGCAAGCTAGGCTTGCTTGCTTCATAGTCATATTGTTCGCGATATTTTTCATCTACATACTTATTGTATTCGTACTCATTACGTACGATATTTACACTAATTCCCTGTAGTTTCATTTTCCTTTTTATTTAATGATAATAATTGGCTTATTTTATCTAAAATCTCATGGCCTTGCTCTGCTGTAGTAGCTTGTACAATTTGCTTAACAATATCAGGCACATCTGCGGCATGAGCTTTTCTACGTTTACTATTTTCCATAACAGATTTACCTTCTATTAATAGAACTGCTATGGCGCAAAGAATTGTAGCAAAAGGCAGTATATAAAATGACAATAAACTTCCTAACGCATCAATCATAAAAGTAAACATCAATACGCGAGCATAGTCTCCGATTTTTACTATAGTACGTCTAAAACCATGAGACATAAGCTTTTCGCCTAATATTTTGGCTGTTAATGAGCCACTCCAAAAATCAACTATACATGCCATTGTAGCAAATAGCCAGCAAACAATAATTATACCAACTCTAACGGTGATAAAGAACATTAGCTCATCAAAGTTCTTGGCTTCTATAAGTTCTAACATAGCTATACGAATTTTTCCCAGTCTATTTTAATGGCTTTTCCTATAGCGTCTGCAGTCCATCTGCAGAAAATCATGCCATCATACCCATCTGGGTCATTGGCTACTTTATGAGCAGCTCTGAGGCATGATGCTTCATCTTTAAGAGGGTCAGGATAAAGGTCTGCATAGTACATATTAGCAAGATAAGTTACATCTCCATTTGTAACTTTGCTAGGAATGCTCAGACCTAAACTTTCAATAGACTTCTTGACTTGTGCGGCAGTCCATGAATGGCTTTGGCCATTTGCATTTTCCATCATCTTGCTCACATGCTCTGCAAGCGCATCTGTAAAATGGTAGCCATGTTTTTTAACATACTCTGAATATCCTTTTGCAGACATAAGAGCGTTGGCTGTTTGCTCGTAAGGTAAATCGAATTTGACCTTATGCTCACCGTGAGGAGTAGCTATTCTGCTTTCTACTACTACATCCTCTTCATCTTCGTGCTCCTTATCATGGTCGCACGTATGATGCTTTACTATGATACATTTTAATCTGTGTCCCATAACTTTTAGCTTTCAAATTTTTTGATGAAATTCTCCATCATTTCCTGCTGCTTTTTCATGAGTTCTTTCATTTCACCGATAGAACCTTCAATCTTGCCGAAGCGCTGCTCTGTTTCTTGCTTTTCCTTATACATAGGATTAAGTTCTGCGAGTAATGAAGGAGCTTTGTCAATGATGTTTTGAGCTTTAGAAGCAGAAGCCAAAACCTGTTCAGCATTTGCCTTTTGAGCTTCAACTTCGCTCGTCAATCCAGATTTTTCTGTTGACAGAACAAGATGCCCGGCATAGGTAACTGAATGGCTTTCAGGAATAGCGTAAGTTGCCATTTTTCCATTGGCCTCTATAGTAACATCTACTACCATCTCTGTTTTGCCAGTCTTCTGGTTCATTTCTAATCTAGGAAACGATACCTGAGTGGCTTTGCCTTGAATAAGGCTAAATTCCTGTGTATCAAGAATGTATACAGGATAATTCTGCTTTATATCTTTGAATAACAACATATAGCTTATCTTTTTGAATTGTTAATAAAAAAGAGGGCACTCAGAGAAGTATAAAACTTCCCTAAGTACCCTCAATTTCAATTAGGCCACTGGTGCAGCTGCGAGCGTGTTGTCGTTGTTATCGTGGTCGCAACAATAGATTTTTTCTACAGTTTCTCCCATAATTTTGAAGAATTTAGAAATTTGTTAAACAATAAAGTTAATTACATGCAGACGCCTCTCTAGAAAAGGCGGAAAGCATCAAGCTGTTATTTCATATGGCTTTAATATCGCATTTTTGACACAAGCGACAATATCGTTGAAATTATCATCAGTTACAGGTGTGCACAGTTGCTCCCTATAATTTCCACTACCTTGCGCAATTCTATACGTGCAATCTGCTATATCCAAATTCAAGACTTTAGCAATAAACGTCTGAAACAGAGTTGCCGCGATGATATATCTTGTAATACCAAAATTAGCATGAATGGTATCACGAGTAAAGTCATTCTTGTTCCTCCAGTTCGCCACGCCGTTCATAAACGGATAAGTATCAGAAACGGTAGTCAAATCGGTAATAGTTTCAGCCTCCTGAATAGTTGGGATTGCAGGTGAAGCGGAAGCATAATTTGTAGACTGTCTTAGTTGTGTGACAGTTCTTGCATTCTGAACCGCTGTTCCGGATGGAATGATGAATTTGACATCCGGGCAATTGGATATGCAGTCCTTGTAGTTTTTGGCAATATTACGCCACATACCCAATTGTCTTTCCTTTTGGTTGTTTCCATAGCTTAACCATTTATCGTCATTTGCTCCACTTGGACCGTGCGACTCGGAGATTGTATGATAAATGCTGAACGCCCAAGTCATGTTCATACAGAATACAGGATTACTATAGAGACAGGCTTTTTTACACAAGTCGATCAATTCTTGTACTATGTTCCTTGTTATTTGTCCATCTTCTCCTTTTGTCCAAAATGCGGATTGGTCTTGGTAAGGTGATTGATATGCCCCGTTTTGAAGTATGATAAAATCCCATGCTTCGTCAGCGAGTAACCACTGTAATAAAACTGAATCATTAGGTTTTTCCCCCTCATCCGTAATATTTGAATCCGTATCTAACCATTCCCCCGTATTACCGTTGTATATCTGCCATTTTGTTGCTTTATACTTCCACTTATAATAAGTAACTCCTAAATCTGAATTGTATCTGTCAATAAATGCCTGTAATGTGGCTGCTCCAATAAAGGCATTTCCGAGAATAACATCTTTTCCAAAAGATGCGCAGATATTACCTACCTCATTTATTGTATCGACTCCAAATGATGAACCAATAAATAAAATTTTTAGTGTTGTTTTATAATCAGATGATATACGGCCAATACCTTGTTGAACATCTGCAATAGTTTGCTGTAATTCTTCTATGTCTTGGGCGTTTTGGGCAATGTCATGCGTGTTTTGGGCAATGTTCTTTTCATTTTCTGTTATACGAGCATCAAACCCTTGTTGTTTATTAGGCACATTATTTATATGGAAATTCGACATATATGTTTTTGCATCTCCCTCAATATAAGTATTTCCGATATGTAATCCTAAAACAACTGCACCATTAGGCTTTAATTTTCCTTTGTTTTTTTCAGAAATTGAACCCCCATCTGTCCCTAAGACTTGGTCTCCATTTGAATTAAAGAATTTAAATACAACTCCGCCAAATATATTTTCTTCGCCTTTGGTTATATAAATCAATGTACCATCAGGAATATCAGTAACATCAATTCTACCTAATGCACTATTTGTTGCATTTGAAATGGGATTATCTCCTAATGTCGAACCAACATAAGCGTGATTAGGATAAATTCCCAATTGCGCTCCTGTCGTATAATTAACACTTCCTCCAATCAATGTATTATTTAACGCTTTGATGTCCTGCGTGTTTTGGGCAATGTCCTGCGTGTTTTGGGCAATGTCCTGCGTGTTTTGGGCAATGTCCTGCACTAATGAATTCGTAGAAATAAATCCGAGAAATGAAAATCCATTTATATTATTAATATTTTCAGTTGTTCCGTATATATATAATTCTGATGCTTCTGCGGATAATTGAATACATTGTCCCGACTGAGCATAACTATATGATACATCTTGCTTAGACTTATTCCTAAATTTTAATGTAAGTCCCATATCAGCAATACGTTTTCTTTGCCCGGTATTGCTATATAATGAAATTATAGTATCGGGAAATGCCGATATTGGTATAGGGACAGAATTTCTCAAATAAGAACTATTATTATTATTTGATAAATTTTCTCCATTATTTATCCATTGTCCATTTACAAATGTGGAAGTATCAATAACTAATCCTAATAAGTTAGATAACTTCTTATTAGTTATAATACCTGTTTCTGCTGATACCCAAGAATCCTCATTTTTTTTGAAAATTAAGCATTCTCCGTTATTCACAATTCCACCGAAATTAGAATAAGTTCCACTTTCAGATGCTATGTAAAATACAGGGCCATCAGGTGTGCCAGGGTTTGTGCTGGGGGTTGCTACACCCGCAAAAGATGCGTTTTCCCCCACATTGCTAATAATATTATTAAGGGCTTTTTGTAAAACTGCTCCTGTTATTTCTTGATTGCCATTAGTCTTTATAACTTTAGCAACCGCTGCTTTTAAGTCGCTCCAATTTGCCATATTTATTATTCTGTTTTATAATCGTTATTGTAATCATTATTAAAATCACCTCCAGATAAACTAGGAACATATCCACCAATATTAGCAATCACAGTATCAGTTTCAAATTCACATTCAACTGCAGCTAAATCTCCTTGGTCTTCCCATTCTGGCTCCATATTAAATGTAGTCAAATCGTAGATTTGGAGTTTGCTTGTTATCTTTTTATTTTCACATAACCTCACAATTCTTAAGGCATCACATAGATATTCTGGAGCTAAAAATGTAAACTTATATATTTTTTTGCTTACTTGGCTCTCAATAAATGTATAGCCCATTCGCTCAGTAGCTTCTTCCTCAAAATCATATTCAGGTTTACCGATTTGTGTATTCAAGTAGCACCTAAATTTGAAATTATCAGAAAAATCTACTATACCATTTTTAAGCTCAAAGTTATATGAATTGTAATACTCAAGAAGCAGATAATCATCCACTTTGTTAGTTACAGTAAATACGTCAGAGTATATTGTTCCTAAGCCTGATATTGAAATAGCTAGATAATATAAACCTTCATGCTTTATTTCAACTATAGGAAGAATACCAGGATATTTAAGAAGCTTGAAGCCGGTATATGACTTGATAGTCAGGCCATTTTCTTTCATGCTACAAGTTATACTTATAAATTTCCCAGTATTGAAATTATATAATCTTACCCAGTTTATAGATGTTCCACTAGCAAGAACTACTTGAAAAGGCAATAGCATACTCTTATATGTTATTAGTGGATAAACCTGGCCAAAAGCATAATCTTTACGATGATTTTGCAAAGCAATATTACCGTAAAAAGGCAGCGGCGATATGTTATTATTTACTAACTCCATGCTGTAAATTTAGTGATTATAAATAATATATAAAAATTTTCTAACGTATTTAACATAAGCATCACTCCGGCTTGTAAAGCAAATTTACTTTAGCAATTCTAGTATCTAAGCTTATAGATATTTCATCTATTTTTCCATTCCCAAAGGAGGTTTTAATAAGTTCCAATTCATCTAAATCTTCTTCTGTAGGAAATTCTATAGTGTGTTTCATGCATTTTTTAATATCTCTTGCGTATATATTTCCAATTACATTAGACTCTAAATTTGATGCTGGCATATCCCACATATACATATTTTGTAAATATATCCACGATGCATACCAGTTTTGTGCTATAGCTTTATAACTATCGCCATTTTCATCAATAAGACCATTTATAGTAAGAATTGGTAATTCAAGTAGTGAACCATTTTTTACAGGACATAAAAGTGCAAAACCGTCTTCTGAAAAGTTTGTTGGATTAAATAACATATAATCCACATCAGATGAAAACTGTCCAATGTTTATTTCTTCTGTTTTATCTTTTTGTATATAATTAGATTTCACATCAATGGTTACACCACCAAACAAATCGGTTACATCGTCCATCCATGCAAATTCGTATCGCTGATTTAGGTCTGATTTTTCAAACTCTACTTCAGATTGGAAATAAGATGATAGCTTCTTATTAAATTGGTCTGTAAGTTTAGTAAAATCAAGCTGATAGCTTGACCTACTAGAATAGCTTCCACCATTCATAAAGAAGTATACGTGCTCTATTTTGAATTTATTGTCTTCAATATACCAATAACATCTAAAGCAATCACGCAACATTTTCATAAGCTCTTCGAGTGAAGTTTCAGCTTTCTGAGCAGGCTGGTCATAATCACCTTTTAATATATTGGTTTTTTGTGTAATATACACATAAAATCTTGCTAATCCTAGTGGATTAGTTGTGCCATATAAAAATTGGCTATATTCTGCAGTTGGCTCATGTGATAATGTAGGGTCTATTTTCTTGAGAATAGCCTTTATGGCCGCGCCAATAGAATAACTATCTTTTAATACATACTGTTTTCTTAATTTTTCTTCAAAATATTCATAAAAACTATCATATACATACCACAGTGAAGCATTTGCCCATGAATTTTTGCTAATAGGTAAAGGTCTTCCTAAACCTGTACTACTAGGAATAAACTGGTTAGTAAAATACTGTCCGTAATCATTTAGACCATATTCTGTTGGCTCATCTACTGCTCTAGAAGTACAAAAGAATAAACCTCCTTTTAAACCAATACATTTTTTATAGTTTCTATTATCAGTGACAAAATCATCTGATGGTAAATTATAGGTATTTTTAACACCTTCTGAGTCTTCTACAGTATCTACATCACAAAGTAAGCGCCTATATATTCTATATGTAAACAAATTACTTATAGTACATGAGTTTTTAGCATTTTCCACATCTATTAGTTTAGAGGTATATCTTAAGTGTTTATCATTAGTGTAATCTCGGTCTTCTGAAAACAGCGTTTCATCATCGATATTAACAGCTGTTTCAGATTTATATAGTACTTTATTATCTGAATTTCTTTTTATCATAATAAAGTAGCTTACATCTGTAAATGGTGGTTGAGCATCAGGATTTTTCTCTAAATAGCAAGTATAGCCATTCCAGTTGCTATAATAACCATTAGTTCCGGCATATACGCCATTAACACCTGCTTCGTTAGAATTTTCTATGTAAAATTCATTACCAGATTTTATATAGGAAAAATAGAAGTTATTTATAAGCGCAGCATTGTCATCTATACTTTCATTCACATCATCTTCCCAATAGGTACCACCGAAGAAATTAGTTATAGAATTGGCACCACGGACATAAACTTGCATGAGTGAGCGTTTATGCAAGTTTATTTTTGATATTTCAGGAGCAAGTTTTATAAGGTCATAAGTATTTTCATATTTATTCATGACCTCTGTATAGTTATCTATTGTTGTAGTTTTAAGTTCACATTTCTTTTTATCGTGGTCAAACTTGCAATCAGTTTTATTAAATTCACCTTTATAGTACTCAACCCATTTTTTAGAAGTTCTATTATATTTATCAATAATAAATATGAGTTGGTCCTCAAGACTTGACTGCTTAACAATTTCATAAGCATCGCCAAACAGGTTGATTTTACCATCCATAGAAATACGGAAAAATTCTTGCCCACTCTCTTTGGCGTATTTCTTATTTAAGTCCTTAAAATGTGGCTCTACACTTTCAACAAAGTAGATAAAATTGGTATCTTTCTTTGCTACAAAATTTGTATCGAGTGAAGTAAATCGTACGGCCCAATATTTTGCATTAGAAGGCGGAGTTATAATCTCATTATTTACATCCGCTAAAGTCTTAGAAGATATGAAATTCTGGTTTTTATCATAAAAGAAAATAGCATTATAATAGTAATAAGATATTAAGTTGAAAAATATCTGTTTACCGGTCTCTAAACTATTTTTATAAGGTGATGCATATATTCCTGATGATGCATTATGATAAATATTTCCATTTTTATCTATATCAGTATCTTGCGACAAATATGTAGTACTCAATTTGCCTACATAAAAATTATATTTTGGAGGTATCATATCTTTTAGTTTTTAATTATACGTTTAACATTCCTATGTTGCATTATAACAGTTCCATCTGGCATAGTATAATACCTTGTTTCATTCTGCTTTCTAATGCTTCGCACGTCATCCTCAATTTTAGAGAGGTCCATATTATTATTAGAATTAAGAGAAATATTTAGCTTATCAGAATTACCAAATGCATTTAAATACTTATCTTCAAATGTACCTTTATTAAAACTATCAATAACATCAGGTAGTATTTTACGATACTTTCTTGTTTTATGCTTATTTATAATAGCAAGAGCCTCACCACCTTCAGCTCTCATTCTGCGCTTCTTCTTATTCTTTACGCCCAAATCAATATCATCACCTGATGCATGAGAACCTCCTTCCAAGAACTCAAGACCACCTTCACCATATTCTTCTGATTGACTTGCGGTTACCTGCTTAGCTTTAACTTTCGCAACAGCAAATGAGGTCCACATCGTAGCAATAGCAGCCAATGCAAGGGCTGGGCCGACGATAGGTATTGAAGAGAATGAGCTCCATAAATTAGCAGAAGCAGTAATAAGTGAAGATGCCTGAGTAACAGTGTTCATTGCTTCTTGACGTTTTTGGGCTGCCTGCAGCATTTTTTGTTTTTCTTGCTGATTTTTCTTTTCTTGCTCTAATTCTTTTTTAGCAGTAGCTACGTTATTAGCGTAGCCATTATTGCGAGCCTCAACCTCGGCATCATAAGCTTTTTGTGCGGCCTCTACTCGAGCTTCAGCTGCTTCTACAGCTTGTTCAGCCAATTCAACTTCAGCATCCATAATGGATTGAAGCTGTTCTATTACTATATTTACAGCATCTTTTAGAGCATCAATCTGGTCGTCATCAAAGCCAAGTTTCTCAAGCAAAGTACCGCCTAAACCTTTTTTGCCAATGTTCTTAATAAAATCATCAAGTTCTGACAGTTCACGGTCTATACCTTTTACAGTAGATTTAGCAGCATCTATTTGAGCTTGACTCCAATCAAGTCCACCAGACTCAGCAAGTCTTATCTGTTCTTGCCATCTGGCTTTTTCTTGCTCAAGCTTAAATCGTGTTATTTCTGTTTCACTTCGCTTAACTTCATTGAATATAGCTTCATCTAAAGCCTGTTGCTCATCAAAGCTGGTCATTTGGAATGACCCTTTAGTTTGAGCTGCAGACTTATCAAACTGTGCATTTATTACAGATGTACTTACTTGCTGTTCTGCGGGTTTAGCAGCATTTTGTGCTAAAGCTAATTGCCTACGTATTTCATTTTGCTGAAGTAGCAGATTAAGTTCATCTTCACTGCCTTTTTTAACAAGCTCAAGCTGATTTTCAATATCGCGCTCTCTTGCATCTAAGATTTTCTGGTCATACTCACTCCACAGCTCAAGTTTTTTCTTGTTGAGCTCAATAAGTATTTCTTCTTCAGAGCGAGCTTGGTCATCTCCTGCCTCTAATAATCTCTTATTAGTATCAAGTATCAAGGCATATTCCAAATCAAGATTTTCTTCCATGAGTTTGCGCTCTTCTACTAATGAGGCTTCCATCTGAGAAGCGTCGCGTGTAACTACTACATTGGTAGTTACAGTAGACTCTTGATTTTGAGCTGCTTCAGTTGCTGCGCTAGTGTCAGTAGGATTTATAGTATTACGCTGCGTCTGCAAAGAAGCAACTTTTTGCTCATTCTGAATTTGTTGTAATTGAAGGTCTAATGCTCGTAAATTATTAGCAATAGTCTTAGTTATAAGCTCTTGCTGCCTATCAATTTGTTTCTTCTGGTCTTCAGTAAGCTTTTTATATTTTCCATCTACATTTTTAACATATTCTTCGTTAAGGCGATACATCTCACGAAGCTTGTTATTTTCATCCTGAACCTGGTCAGCTGCAGCTTTACGCCTTTTAGCATATTCATCTTTAAGTAATTCAGTTACACTTTCCTCGTACTCTCTTTGTATTTTTATATCATTCTGGTTTATAGTACGAGTTAAGTCACGCGGCTCTCTTGTAGTTTTATGTTTTCCTTCTATGCCAGCAGCTTCAAGTTGGGCTTTAGCAGCTTTTTTATATCCAGCTGCTAAATCAGAATATGCATCTCCTGTTTTCTCTGCAGCATCTGCTTCATCATTGAAGCCTTTAATTCTCTGTTGTCTAAAATCTTCTGCAGATACCTGGTCAGCTACTTGTAAATTAGCTGCAGATGGACCCATACCGTATTCATCAGTAGCTCGTAAACTTGTTTGTACCCACCAGTTTTTGAATTTATCCCAACCTGATGGGCCTTTACCTGCTTCTGTTTCTGCTTTATTTCTAGCAATTAAAGCTTTTTCATATTCATCTGCGGCTAATTTTTGAGCAGCGGCGGCTTTAGCTCTTAGTTTAAGAGCATTGATTACGGCTTCAGTATTATCTACAAATATGTTTTCAGCATCTGCTACATTATTAACAGATACTCCAAGTTGGTCAAAATTAGATTTATTATCTTTAATCCACTGGTCTTTTTTAGCAGTAGTTTCAAGATTTTTCCATTCCTGCTGTAATTGCTTTAGCTTTACAATGTTATTGCCGTAGCTGCCATTAGTATCTTCAAGTTCTTTAGCTATATTATCAAGAGCCTCAGTTGTAGATATAACAGCGTTTTTTGCTTTGAAAAGATTACCAACCCATGTTATAATCTGTTTGCCAAACATGGAAAATACAGTAAACAATATAACAAGTACAGTATTCCAGCTAAACAAAGCCTTAACTATTGAACCTGTTACACTTACTGTTGCTTTACCTTCTGCTTGCAAAAGTTTATTCTGAGCGCGTAATCTGTTAATTTCATCAACTACCACAGGTATATTATTTGATATACCTAAGAAGAATGTATTAAGCGATACAGCTGCAGCAGGTAATTCTCGTACTACTTGAGAAATAGAAATACCTAAGCCATCCCATGTTTTTTGGTAATGGCCTACAGACAATCTATAATTACCTGTTGCTTCTTGCAATTTTATCATTTGCTGATAAATTGCATTTGTTTCAGCTTCAAGCTTTTTACCAGAGTCAGCAGCTTCTCTCTCAGCTGCAGACATCTGATTAAGTCGTATTTTATTTAATGCATATTGAGCTGAAAGTCTATTATAAGAACCTTCTGCAGAATTAGCAATTGTAGCTTGTAGCTGAGCAATCTGATTTGCTTCTCGTATTTGAGTTGAATAGAGTTTAAGCTGCTGATTTTCTTCTGACTGAGCATAGGCAAGTTTCTCTTGAGCCTGAGCTAATGGGTCTACTGTAGCTTTCTGCTGTTTTCTAGCAGAAGTAAGCTCAGCAATCTTAGCTTTTAACTCAAATAATCTTTTACCTTCATCTGACTGTAAATAAGCTAATCTTTGCTCCGCCTTTTCTACTTCAGACAGAGTTTGGATATGAGGCTTCATTTGGTCATCAAGGGCCTTAATCTGATTTTTTAAATTAAGAATATCATTGAGTAGCTGTTGCCCCATTTCGCTATCTGCTCTTTCAGCCGCAGTTAAAGACTTATATAGCTCAACTGTTTGCTTTAGGTCAGACTTAAGACGGTCATAAGAAGATATAGCTTGCTGGATATAACGCTGCTGTTCTACAGTTGCTCTATTAGCATCTGAAGTTTGTGCTTTAAGCCAAGCAATCTGTTTACCTGTATCAGATAAAGCTAATTTAAGCTCATTCTGAGCTCTTTCAAGTCTTGACGTAGATGCTGTTGCTTCATCAATAGCTTTACGCCCTTCACTTGTAGCTCCACTAGCAGATTTAAGAGAATGCACAATCCTATCTGCACCTGCCCTGATAGCATTTACCATTGTCTCGTATGACTGATTGAGCTCGCCAAGTTGTTTGACAAGCTTTTCAATCGAGTCATCCGGCTCAATTATATCGCTATATTTTATCTTATCGTCTTCAGCCATAATTATTTCCTTTTATGCCGTTTAACACTCTTGCTTTCTGCTTCTAATTGCTGTTTTATATTATCAACAGCATTATAGAATTGAAGTACTGTCATCTTTTTAGCATCCATACTTGTTTTTTGAGCTATCAAAAGGCAAGTACTTTCAAATTGCTTATCATATTTTATCTCAACAGACTCACTTCCTATGTATGATTTTGGAGAATGCATATTAAGCATTATCATATCTATGGTTTCTATCTGTTCAGAGTTATCTATGTCATTTATCATAGAGTCCAACACAAGAAGTGTTCTTTGCTTTAACTTATCGTATGCATCTTTTTCCTTTGGATTTACAAAATCTCCTGTAAAGTACATTTCAAGTTCGGTGGTTACTTTTTTTTTAAGCCAAGTCAAAAAGTCTATAATCTTTGAATGCTTTATTTCTTTAAGCCTGGCCAATATATTTTTAAGTCCATCATCTGACAAATCATTAACTTCTTCACCGTCTATGCTATGAATAAGAGCTGCAAAAGCTAAGTACCTCGGTGAAATTTCATTGTTCACCATATACATATTTTGCCTCATGTTTTGCAGTTCTTGCAAAGCTTTTTTGGCATTATTACTTTTAATGAATTTGGCAACACGAGTTATATGAGCATCAATATCATCTGCGTCTGAGCCAATTCCAGAGTCTATAAGCAAATACTTATTGTACTTCTGGAAATTTACAATGGGCATTTCATCTATGCTGTCATATACCCGTACGACTTTTTTATTTACTATCAGGTTTTTCATATTAAAATTTGCGTTATAGGGGTTGATATGATAGGAATAAATATAATACTCATCTCGTTAAAGAAAATAGCGAGAATGATAGCGAGAATAAGCGACGTCCAAAAGCTTAAGCAAAAGTCACAATCAAATAATTGAGAAATAAGCTTAGGAGCTCTGGTGATTATCTCATCGCGCACACCGAGTTTTCCAATTAGCAAAATAGCAAATGCTGCTGCTAAGGCTATATATATTAAAGCCGAAAGCATTGTTATAAAATATACCGTTGACATAATTCTCTAGTTGTTAAAGTAAATTCAATTCGTATTCCTGCATAAGGGTACATAAAGAATTGTTTATCGATATCTTGTATACCTTCTCCTTTATAAGTATAGTTATTATAGATTTTCTCTATTGAATAACCTTTGTATATATTTTCAAAGCGCTCATATATATCATTTATAACAAGCTTACCAGTTGTAGTAATAAGACCTGGAGTAGTTAATACCCGCATAATTTCATCTTTTACTTCTTCTGTACGCATAACAGTTTCATCTTCATAAATGCTACTGAGGTCATACCAGAATATAATAGCCCCGCTGAAAGTGTATTGTGGCAATGATTGAACTACTTCAGTAATCTTTTGTGGGTCATAAATATCAAACCATGAAAAATTGCCAAAGTTATCATTTGGTAAAAGCGACACATATTCTCCGTTGCCATTATACATTGCAGGGTATATAAACTTATTACCGTCTGGCCTGTGTTCAACTAGCTTATATGCTCTACCAAATGCATAATTAAGCCACTTAAGTCTGTTCATAAGTGACTTTTGCATATCCTGCAATATCTTGTCAAGCAATACAGGGTCTTCCTTAAATCTTATTTGTACTGAGTTTTCCTTCATTTCCTTATTGCCTGTTTTAATCGTTTAACTAATTCTTTTCTTATGTGAGAACGAATTATTCTGGTAAAATTTTTATCTGTTAAGCGAAAAATCTCTTCACCATATTTCTCAATAAGTTCAGGTGTTTTTTCATCACTCGCAGTCACATAAAAACCTTCTGAGTCAAATACTACAAACATAGACTTATGAAAAGCACCTGTATCTCGTAATGTGACCCTTGTAGTAGGCTGACCTTTTTTCTTTTTTATTTGTATGGTTTTAGGCTTATATGGCATATAATCCATAATCTTTTCGCCTCGGCCATTGATACCTCTGCGATACAACTGGTCATCTGCTATTGCAGATACTATCACATCCTCTTTATCACGGACAATATCTTCCAATAGCATAGGCAAGCTATCCTTAAAACTTCGCAACCTATATTCCAGATTGCGGAGTGTTGCATTATACCTTTTTACAGCCATACTATACAGTTCTATATTTTATACCATTGTTTTTGCAAGGAAGACAAACTCTGTCTATTCCTTCAGTACTAAGCTTAATTGCCTTAAATGCCATATCGAGTTGATAGCTTAGGCCTGATTTTTTCATAGAAGAAGAGTCGCCATCTACTTCATATAGTATATCAAGTCGAGAAGCATTGATTGAATGCCTGTTTGTCCTTACGTTAGAGTTATATGCAAATTCACGTAACATATCTACAGCTACCTGCTTAGCTATGACATCTTGAAACATCATTCTCTGTTCAATTATAAAATCTGTAATATCACAGCTTACAGTGACTTCTAAATTTAATCCGTAGTTGTTATCATAAGTATATTGATTATTTTCAACATCCCACAAATGTAAGCTTTCGTCTTCTATACTTATAAGTTCTTCATTTACAAAAAATGGATGAATTTCAAGATATTTAGACCATGCCATCCAAGCAAGTAATTCTCTACGTGAGCATGAACCGCAAGGCTCTTTTGACCAGTCTTTATTTTTTCTAATAGCTTGACTTCCCTCTGGAAGTTCAGACTGAAAATAGCATAAATACCAACTTCCTCCTGCATCATTATCTTCACTTTGATATGGCAAATAGAGGTCATCGACTGTAAACCATTCAGCGCTATTATCTCGTATCTTATTAAGCTTTATAATCTTTACTGGAGCATCCATACTTGAATGCATAAGATACAAAATATATTCTCCAGCCTTAGTAAACTGAAGGCATATTTTATTTATTTTTGTGGTTACACCTTTTGCTCTTACTGGTACAATTTCAAAGCCAACTAGGTTTTTCTTATTCTTTACAGTATCTACTAATCTACCTGTTCCATCAAACAGAGTACGACTTTCGCATAGTGGCTTGTTTGTTCCTTCTGCTGTTTTTTCATTGCAGTATCTAGCAATAGCTTTTTGAATACTTGCTTTTGTTTTGCCTTCGAGCCATTCAGAGAATAAATTAGTTTCAGCCCAATACTCAGACTCAATATCGGGCTGTTTTCCTTGTGCTTTTTGAAGCGCTTTATATTGTGTTCCTTGATAATCAACCACATTGCCTTTGCTATATTCCTTTTCAGAATTGTATTCTGGAAAAGTGATATTCTTAAAATCCGGAGCAATACATGACATATTCTGCAAAGTCAGCAAAGGATGAATTTGTTGAAAATATAAGCCACTTTCACTCACGGTTAAAGCATCAGATATTTTTAAGTCTGATGTATCATAATTTTGCTCCCATCCAATAAGGTGTAACAGTTTTTCTTGTATATCGTTGGCTCTAACCATAATTCTTAATTTTTAATGAAAAATAGGAGGCCACTATCGCCTAGTGGCTCAGTGTGCCTCCTACCAAAGCTAATAACAACTCAAAGATTTGCTATCGGTTTATCATCCTCCAACTCCCGCAGAAGCCTCCTTAGTGTTAACCGGATTGTCTTCAGAGTTGACAATGACCACAGGCTTAGCATAAACTGCATCCTCGCTTGATACGTTGAATGCCAGAATAGGACTTGCCACAGGTGCACTGTTATATGCAGTCAAGAAGGCTACGTCAACAGCAAAACCATAGTGTTCTTTGCGCGTACGAGTCATATCGGCAGTAGCAGCTCCTGCGATAGCATTGTAGTCGCCTACAGAATCGTAGAAGTATGTACCAACAGGCATGTTCAACAGAGGCAAAGTAGCAATACCCCACTCATGGCCGTCACCGGAAACAGTTCCAAGCAAGCAATCGCGCTCATAGCGCAACAGCATTCCAAGTGAACCTGCATTCACGGCATAACCCTGCGCATATTTACCTTCAGATGCTGCAATATTGTTAGTAAGGTGAACAATCTTGTTGCCAAACTCGTTCTGCTTGTTTACAGCATTGTAAAGCCCATGCTGCTGCAATTTATGCATAATAGACTCAACACCGGGGTCACCAATGATATGCAACTGACCATAGAAGTCATTTGCTCCCATCATAACCTCAAGGTCACCAAATACGTTTTCACGTTCAGTCCACTTTGCATTGATGGCATTAGCAGACCAGTTATACAGCAGCGGGTTTTTCAAAATTATTGTTTTGTCGGCTGCAAGTTGAGCAATTGCGGCTTCATCAAGCTTCTCAGCAAATGCATACAGATACTTCATAAATTTGGTTTCAAAATCTTTTTGAATGCCAATTTCGTTGTTCATGTACATTGCCGGAGTAATAGTAAATCCCCACGCATAAGTGGCAAACGTGATTTGAACCATTCTAGAAGTGTTTTCACTGTCGGCAATTGTCAAAGTGCGGGTGCTACCGATAGTAATATCAGCATCATAGCTAATTACCGGAGTTTCCAGCGTGTTACCGATAGAGGCCCTTGCTTTTTGCTTCAGTTCCTCAGTGAGGATGCCAGTAGGGTCTTCAGATTGCACCATAAAAGCGTTCAGCGCACCGTACCTACTGGGGCGATACTCAAACTTATCAAGGTTAGAGTTCGCACGAATGTTCTGGATACGTGTTAAAACTAGACTCATAACTTTTAAGTTTTTTAATTGTTAATAATTATGCTATTATGGTGCATTACCCTTTTACGCCTCATAGCATTTTTTTTCGTTTATCTCTTAGGATGTGCCATTTTATCTAATAGGCAAACTTGCCACATTGTTTTCAGTTCTCAGTTGCATTGACTGGTCTGCGAATTCTCGCGAGTCACGGGTCAAGCCATTTGCAAGCAGATGTGCCTCAATGGCTTTATCGGCCTCAACTTGGCTCTTGATGCCAGACAAATCAAGTGTTCCACCTGTTCCGCCTGAACCAGACCCAAAGCCTCCTGTTCCACCGCCTGCCTGCTGACGACCTGTATCGATTACATCTTTAAGCGATGTTTCCATTACAAGCTCTTGCATCGTATAAGGATTAAGATTGTTCTTCGGATTGTTAAGGATATTACCATCTGCACCGCGAATAACAAGTTTCTTTCCTCCTTGGCCGTCCTTTATGAAATCAGGAGTACCTTTTGCAAGGACTTCTGCTTTTGCAGCGTTGAGCAGTGTCTTCTGAATAGGCTCAGTAATACCACTCTTAAACTTAAGACCTGCTGTAGCAGCTTGAAAAGCATAATCTACATGCGTGTCCTTAATAGTTTTATCAAACTCTGCCTTTTTGGTATTGAACTCAGTTTCCTTTGTCTGAAGCTGAGTTTGAAGCTGAGTTACTTGAGCTTTAGCATCTTTCAGCTGTTGCTTCAAAGTTTCATCGCCAGCTCCTTTTTCAAGTTTAGACTGGAGCTCTGCAACCTGTGCTTGAGCAGCAGTAAGCTGAGTTTGAATTGTTTTTGCAGACTCTGCTTTAGTTTTGTATTCGCCAAGTACGCGCTTAGCATAGTCGTAACTTTTTTCACCATCTTTCTTTTTAATGCCTGTAATGCCAAGAATATCGGCATCATACTGACCGTGCAATGCACCGATTTTAGTACCAATAACAGTATTCTCATCATTTCTTGACATCTCAGCAATCGCATTCAGCTGGTCATCTGTAAGACCTGTTAAAGCTGAACTCTGTCGTAGCATCTCAATTGTTAACATATAGCTTTATTTTTATTGTTAATTACTTTTGTACTAACTCTGCAGCATCTCCGTATGGGTCATGCAAGGCCGCCATAATGGTATAACCAAGGCCTTTATACGTTTTCTTGAAAAGCTGCCACTCTGCGAATGTGAACATTTGAGTATATGCTGATGACTCTTCTTTGCCAGTCATTGGATTAAACCTACGACCACGCACAATTGACAAGTGCACCGCCTTCTCAGTACCCGGCTTAGGAGTATAATCACTCTTAGCCTGTGTTTTTGATGCCGATAATTTTTCTTCGATAACATCATCAACATCCACTAGGAAAAGAACTACCTCGTCAAGTTCTTCCTGTAAGTCGCTTGTCCAAGCTTTTCCGCCTTTAGCCTTAGCAGCTTCTAGTTCTGCTTTACGCTCTACGGCCTTTTTCTTATAAGACTTAACATCCTCAAGACTGAGTGCCTGTAGTTGCTGAAGTTCCAATTTCTGTAACATATTCCAAAAGTTTTTTGTTTATAATATCTATTTTTTCTCTCATTGGCTTATTTGAAGCAAACTCAATTATGTTAATGTTCTCACGTTCAAATTTTTCGACTAAAGTACTAAAATTTATTTTAAGCTTTACCAAATTTTCATTTAATAACTCTTTTTCATACAATTTTAACACTTCATCCAGCGTTTTATGTGGATATGGTTCCAATTGCTTTAAGATGAGCATTCTCTGAAGTACCAAAGGATTATTGCGATACTCAACCTCAAGAATTTGTTGCGATATAGCATCTAGTTCTGAGTTAGACGCACCATTCTCCTTCGCTTGTTTGTACTTAGAATATAGCTCTGTTACTGTGAAAACGTAAAACTCTGTACCCCAGTTTACAGAAGATGATATGAAAGCACCTCCATACCTGAGTTTGCAAACAGTATCTTCGACAAATTTCTGTGCCAATTCAAAGTTGGTCTTTAAGGCATTGAGAACTGAGGTTTTGCTTTCAAAGTTAGCAGTTACCTGAGTTTCATTGATAGCTTCTTTTTCACTCACAGTACCACCTGAACCAACAACAGAAATTACAATTTCATTTTTAAGCCTTGCGCACTCATTGACATTATAATCAAGTGAGTCTTTATCGATAGTGGTTATCTGAACAGGATTACGCATATCTGCGACACCTTCAGATTGATTTGGTATAGGAACTTCTAAGAATGAACCAGGACCAGCTATACGCTTTTCGCTACAGCAAGGACACTTTTCAACTGTTCCATCATTGAGAATTTTATACTCGCCTTTTGCATTGCGTAGAAAACCTCCATCGCAGTAGTCACCAGTCTCATTATTCTCAAAATTACAATCAGCTTCATACGCACTATATATAGGATAAGGTGCATACAAGTCTAAATGCTGCTTCGAAATAGAGAAGAACAAATACCAATCAAGATTTGACAGCTCTTTTGTAATTGGATTTTTCTTGAGGTCTTTATTTTTCTCATTGAGCTGCGTTGACCAAAAGAACCGAGCTGGACAATATCCTAAATCGTGCTTTGCCTCTGAAATAAGTGACTGAATTTCATTTTTCTCATTCAGCTGATATACTCTTATAGAAGTATCATCAAATACAGCTATTCGATGTTCCGGCTGTTTGAAAATAAGCCACTCAAACTGATTTTCATCAAGTCTAAAAGTCTGGTAATCAATTACAGCATCAATCTCAAGCCAATAAAAATACGGTTCTGGGCGCAAAGATGCTTGTACTTGAGGAAGGTCTACTACCAAAATACTATTTGGCGATACCTGCATTCTCTTCCATCCGGTTGTCTTCCACACCTCTGGCTCGTTGAGGTTATTCTTTTTATACTGAGACCAGTCTTCTGCAAGCTCTGAGTCTGTAAACTGATATGAGCTTGATGAGTTACGACTATAGAAAACCCTTTCGAGTTCTCTATAGACGTCCTCAACTACAGCAGGTGTAGGCAACGGAAATTTGAACAGATGAAGGAATATGTTGAATTTATCCTTCGGAAGCAACTGCCTTACCCAATCAAGGAATATAGTCGTAGGTTGGTTAATATCAGATACAGCAACATTCGTCTCAGTATGAAATCTAAGACGGCGCTGCATGTTTACAGCTTTCTGAATAACCTGTCTTTTAGACGGTTTTTGCAGAATTTGCTTTATCTGATTTAAGTCTAAGCCCATTTTCTTCGTCGTATAAATAGTTACTATCTTCAGGCAATTCCCATCCACCATTTATGGCTGTGCCCATATCAAGAAGTCTTTCGGCATGCTGAATGCCAAACTCCTGCCTCATATTGTATTTAGGCACAACCAACGTTACTGTTTGTTCTTTTTTCTTTCTCATCGTTGAATGCTATATTAAACTTTAAAGCTTTACCAACATCCAATTTATAGTCTTTTACTTGCTCTTTGGAAGCTTTCAACTTCTCAATTTTAGAAATTAGTTCCTCATCATTAGCATAGGCCTCAAACTTAGAATTTTTTATACTAAAATCTAAAGTTGATATTCGTTGCGACATTAATTCTTTGCCTATATATACTATAGACTTAACTTGTGGTGGCTGTTTGCCACTATTTTTATAGTTTTCAAACTTAGTTCCACCAACAACTTTTAATATATCGCTAACTACAGCGTTGACTATAGCAAAATCAGAGCTAAAATCGGAGCTGAAATCTCCTCCCTAACCTCCAGCAGAAGCGGCATTAACCCAATCAGTCAACGGGTTAAAGTCCAAAGTTTCACGCTTGATAATGTAGAATTTATCACTCCAATTAGGAACGAAAGACCAACTAATAGCATTGCTATCAGGCTCTTCATATCCGCCAAGTGACTTATCTCCTACAAAGAAACTGTAGATAGGAATAGGCATGTACTTAGTAGGTTCATCCATATCATCTACCAAACAGCCGATATTGCCATTTTCATCAATCAGCCAAACACCGATGGTTTCGCATTGATACTGCTTCATCTGTGCAATAACTTTTTGGTTTTCCTGATAAATTACACCGGTAAAGTTTGTCGGCTCACGACCGATTGTAATAGGAATACCTCCAAGTGTCTGGTTACCACCGCCGAATGTACGAGCTGCACCAGGCTCAGTAGTAGGTCCTTGGATGTATGGTGAAACTGTCATCTTAGAACCATCGGCCGCAGCAAACAAAGTAGAAAACGATGCTTTCTTAGTCGGGTCATCAACAGCATTCAACGTTCCAAGCGTTTTATAGATGCGCTGGAATGCAACTTTTTGAATTTGCCCCATACTTTCCTTACATTCTTCAATTGTAAGGTCAGCAATATGTGCTCCAATAGGGCATCCACAATTTAATCCCATATTATTTATGATTTTTATTGTTAATACTATCGAGCAGCTACCCTTAACTTGCATCGAATTACCTGTACTTTGTTTTGAATTGACTTCTCCACAGTGTAAATATACTAAATTTCTTTATAAGTTGTACCGCTTTTAACATTTTTTATAGAGGTATTTTTTATCTCATATTCTCGCACTATGTTCATTCAAGGCTTATGATTTAATCATTCATATATAATTAGAAGCCCAGAAATTACGAGAATAATGCGAGAATATGAATTTACCATTAATTTCTCAATGAGATCTTCTTTCTCCCAGCTTTCCTGTTACGCATCTCTACAATACCGGTTAATGCATCTGGTGCATCATCATGAGCAGCCCTTCGCTTATTATCTTTACGATAAGTTGTAATAGCATTATAGAATTCACGCCATTTTTTATCCCAATTTTCTGGAAACGCTACATCTGAGTTAACAAGAGCTGAATTTGAAAAAATACGAGCAGCTTTATTTTTTGTCTGTGTAAAAGTATTTATGGCTGTTTTGAAATTATGCAAAGTAGCTCTTGTAATACGCTTTACATTTCTAGCAAACTGCCTACCACCATTATTGGACTCTATCAGACATTCTGTTATACTATTTTCTGTGAGCATTTTAGCCAACATTACTTCAGTTTTTTCCATGGGCAGTTGTGTGTATAGCACATCAATTACATATAGCATCTCTGGTGTATTTATGAAGCATATCGCGCACAGATAGTCAGACCCAGTGTCAGCTGTATCAACGTAACACCACCTTTGATTAGCTTTAGAGCCTGATGGCAATTCTATATTTTGATATGTTCTAAACTCGTGATACATAAGGCCTTCAGTAGGAATTGGATTTTGCATATACTGCGTCTCAAATACTACCGGGTTAATCTCTCGTAGTTTATATAGCTCCTCAAGATTGTGCTTCATTGGCCAAAGAGCATATTCTTCTCCTGTCTCAGGGTCTGTTTGTATAACTGGAAGTGATAAAACAGTCCATGTATCTGGCTCTATCTCTTGTAAATAGCCACAGAGGTCATGCTCATGTAATCTTTGCATTATAATAATGATAGGCGTTCTACGCGAGTTAACACGGTTACGTATTGTATTTTCGAAGCGTTGATTTATGCGCTCTCGTATAAGGTCAGATGCTGCATCATCGGCTTTCAGGGGATCATCGATTACAATTGCGCCTTGAAATATATTGGTTTTAGCATCTATCATTTTAAGCATTTCATTCGTGTGGTCATCGAAAACAAATATATCATTGCCTCCATCCATTTTATCTATTTCTTCATCCACCGCTCCAGCACCAAAGCCTGTGACCTGACCTTGTGTTGACACTGCATAGAGTTCTCCTCCTGCTTTAGTTTTCCATCTCTTAGCCGAACCTTTCTCGGATGCAAGAGCTGAATTAGGAAAGAGTGTTTTATATAATTCTTCACTCATTATATTACGTACAGTATCTGAATTGTCATTCACAAGTATATCTGAATAAGACAAATGCAAAAATCTGCACCTCGGGTTCAAGGCGAAGGCCCATGAGATAAATGATTTTATAACAAGCTCAGTTTTCCCGTACCTGGGGGCGATATTGATAATCAATCTGGTAATTTTACCATCAACAACATCTTGCAATACTTCGAACATTTTCTTATGGTGCTCTGCTACTATAAATGAGCGTTTATATTGACATTTAAACATTAGTTTAGTATACTTTTCAAATGACGTAAGAGCCTCAAGACGTAACATTTCTACAGGATTTACAGTTCCGGGCTTTGTGGCATCTAATGCTGTTTCTTGCATTTCTTTAAGTGACTTCATTGCCATATTTTTACTTTATTAAGTTTTCACGTATAATCAGGTACGCTTCACGACTCACAGGCACATTAGGAATAATACCTGTTTGGAGTTGTTGCTGCTCTGGGAGACTTAATTGCATAGGTCCTTTGCCAAATATTCTATCCCATAATTTTTCTATAGTTTCAATGTTACCTAGCTTTTCGTCTTCAATAAGGCGCTTAATTATAGTCTTTATTACAACCGGCACTTTCTTATTAGCCATTAAGGCTTGTAACTGCGAGTGGTTACACGTTAACAAACAAGCCAATAAATTAGCCGTGTCCTGCTTTGTAAGCTGAACACTTAAATTTATATTAAGGCTAGTAAGAAGCTTTGTTATTTCAGGCCTTGATGCTCCTTGTAACTGAAGCGCTGAGCGTATAGCTGATGAATATGAGCCTTTGCCAGAGTTATGGCGTTCTGCTAGCTCAGTCGCTTTAAGTGGCTCTACAGTCTGAGCCTCAAGTGCCTCAATAGCCTCAACTCGTTTTTGCTGCTCTACGATGCGTTTGGCTTGAAGTTCAGTTTGGCCATCTGGTATTTCTTCCACGCCGAGTTCTTCTGCTAATGATTGGCGTTTTTCTTGTTTAGCTTGAAGATTTTTAAGTTTTTGCTTTTCAAGATACTTAATACGAGCCAATTCTTTTGCATCTTGTTTTGATTTGATGCGCGTGGCCTCTTGTTCTACAAGTTTGGGTGTGTCTGGATTAGACATTCCAGGAACTACTGGGCGTGATGGCAGTATATCTGCTAATTTCTGTGCTATTTTATCTGTTTTCATATCAATTTCTTTTTAATCTGAATATCTCCATAAGCGTTTATAAGCCGTATTTAATCTGCCACTGCAGCATGCGGCTATATTACTGGCATTTAAGCTATAGTGTCTTGCCGCAGCTGTAATAGAAGGCCATTCTGCCACTTCTGTATAACCTTTGCCTTTTTCATAGGCATATTCTTTTATAGGTCTTGCATTAGAAGATGTGTGCTGCCCATGTATTACATCTATCTTGTTTAATGCTAATCTAATATATTTCTTCTCTTCATACGCTTTATTTCCGGATATATTAATTTTATTAAATCCGTATGGCTCATAGCAGTTATTTTGTAATATAGTTTCATACTTTAGTTTAAAAAGTGAGTCAAGCGAATAACACTGAGGTTCTTTTATAGTTATATACAAAATATTGCTATTTTGCATTGATTTTTCCAATTCAGGACTTTTTCTTATACTTTCATCTAAAGTATCATTTATAAATCTTCTTATCATGCGTTGGATAGTATAAGTGGTAGTATGGCCCACGTATAGTCTGTTATCATAATCAAATTCAACTATGAATATGGCCAGTTTAGATTTAAGTAATTCTGGCTGGCTGATTTCTAGTTTTTTATTGCATATTTCAAACATAGCTACAAACTTTTATTTTATAGTGCAAATATATAAAATATAATTCAAACAGGCTAACGTTTATATGTTAAATGCTATCAAATTAAACTTTTTTCTGCGAGAATATAAAAATAAAGCAATATATCAAAAAAAAAATTTGCGAGAATAGAAAATAAATGCAAGATAGTTTATGTTTACGTATTGTTTATTTTTTGTTTCTGTGATAAGCAATTGATTTTCAATAAATTAGACGAAAATAAACAAAATAAATAATTTTCAATGCCCCCTATAGGTTCTATTTTTAGTTTGATAGTTTCTGATAAGGCTAATATTAGCTCTATAAAATACTATCAAATCATATTTATCTCCCTCCTTAGAATTTTTTGTTTATCTTGTTTATTTATATCTAATTTATTGAAAATCAATCACTTATCAAGAAACAATAACTTGTTTATCGTTGTTTATTTTGTTTCTTTTGAAAAATTTTTTCTTTATTGCGAGAATGTCATTTTGCCAATTCCCTATTAAGTCTAAGGGCCTAGATAGATATTTGCGAGAATGTATGCGAGAATGAGAATTTATGAGCCTCTGGGCCTTGCTCATACTTATATATGATTTGAATCCCAATTTGCGAGAATGATTTGAAGCCAAAAAATTTTTCTGCCTATGGACATGGCTCTATATACTATATATAGGGGGCACGCCGGCACCGCGCCAGGGGCCTAACTGCTTTCATCCCTCACCTCACGAGCCTGCGAGCCTCTGAGCCGGCACCGCGCCAGGGGCCTAACTGCTTTCATCCCTCACCTCACGAGCCTGCGAGCCTCTGAGCCGGCACGTTAACAGGCTTTAACAAATGAATTGAATGGCTCTGAGCCTGTTTGGCTTAATCTCGTGACCCGTATCGCATTCAAAT